GGGGCAAATTCAGCACCACAAGCAAGAACCAACTTGGGACTGCAATCAGGAGCTACCACAACGGTGGGCACCATGGCAGTGCAAGATGCTACCGCGGTGGCCATAACTGGTGGTACCATTACAGGACTTGGCACACCATTGCCGATCGCATCGGGCGGAACTGGTGGCAATACTGCTGCCAATGCTAGAACAAGTTTGGGACTTGGCACAGTCAGCACACAAAATGCCAACAATGTCAACATCACAGGCGGTGCAATCTCTGGCATTGCTCCACTGCCGGTTACTGCCGGTGGCACAGGTGGCGCAACTGCTGCCATAGCCAGAACCAATCTAGGCCTGGCCACAGGGGCAACAACCACAGTGGGCACCATGGCCACACAAAATGACGGCAGTGTGAGCATAACTGGTGGCAGTATCACAGGTATAACTCCGTTGCCAGTCACCGCAGGCGGTACAGGTGCCAACACAACAAGTGGTGCAAGATTTAATCTAAATGCTGTGTCACAAAACACACAGATTATTGCAGGTACCGGTCTTGCTGGCGGTGGCGATTTGACCACTGATCGCACCTTGACCATTGCCAGCAACAGCAACGGATATGGAGTTAGGTATGTTTCAACTCAACCACCAGTTGGTGGCAACAACGGCGACATCTGGTATCAAATAGCATGAGCATAATCAGAGTAGTTGGATACGCCGGAGCCGAGCAACAACTGGTCATGCCTGCAGGGTATTCTGCAGACGCTACTGCTTACCTCTGGGGTGGTGGTGGTGGTGGTGGTGGATCGGACGCTAGAGGTCAAGGTGGAGCCGGTCAAGGTGGAGGTTTTGTTCAACAAACTTTGTCGTTGAATCCAGGTGATGTGTTGCAATTGGCAGTGGGTGGCGGAGGAGGAGGAGGAGTCACCAGTGCTGGTGGAGGCAGCGGCACAGCCGGTGCCAGTATAATTCCCGACACTCTGTTTGACACTAGGGCACAGGCTGGCGTAACTGCTATAACCCATAGAGCCTGGGGCAACTTCATGAACAGCCACGCAGTATGGGAAAGCTCGCAGGGTGCTGTAAATTTTTCTCGAAGTTACAGTGTGTATTTTCCCTACACTGGTTACTACACTTTTTACGCTTCCGTAGACAACTTTGCCGCCATCAGTTTGGACGGTGGACAAATTATTACTATAGAGAGCAATTTTACCACATTTGAAGGACTGTTCAATTACACAGTGTCTCAAGGATTTCATACCATAAGTTTTAACGCTACAAACTACGGTGGGCCAGCAGGATTTGCCATGATCATTACCAACAATTCTGTAAATGGTTTTTCGGGTGGTCGAGGAGGAGTAGCTGGTCCTGCCGGATCATCAGGCGCGGGTGGTGGTGGTGGTGGAGCCACTGTTTTAACACTCAACAACACAGTGATTGCTGTGGCTGGTGGTGGTGCCGGTGGTGGTGGTGCAGGTAATGGGCCCAATGGAGGTGCAGGTGGTGGTGGGACCACAGCAGTACTTGGCACCACCAATGGACAAAATGGCCAAGATAAAACCCAAGATGGTGGTGGTGGTGGGGCTGGTGGTGGTGGCTGGCGTGCCGGCAACGGCGGCTACTGCGGATCAGGTGATGTGGGTGGTGGTGGTGGTGGCTCTAGCACCAGTCTTGGTACTGTCACTGCAAATCCAACTGGACGTGTGCCTGGTGGGTTCAATTCAACTTATTATCCTGGTGGCAGTGTGGTGGCATATGGTGGTGCCGCCGGTAATGGGTCTTCAGGTGGACCGGGTTATGCTGTGCTAGAACTAGTACCACACACTATTCTAGTACACAAAGACGGTGTGTTTAATCCTGCACTGAATGTGTATCTAAAAATAGCAGATCAATGGCGAGATGTGTTTGGTGTGTTTTTAAAAATCAACGGCGAGTGGGTGCCAGTGGCTGGAGTAAACAGCAATTATGCACCGGCTTTTACAACCACCACCGACAATTTTGGTATCAATGCTCGTGGAATTGATCCTGAGGCCACTCCAGCACTACCATCCTTTCAGTGGTTTGGTTATGGGCGACCATCTGATGGAAGTGGATTTGGTGGTGGTGGTGGTGGCGGTGGTGGTGGCGGTGCCTGTTTCACTGCCGACACCTTGATTCGTACTGCCACTGGTGTCAAGCCCATTGTGGAGGTCAAGGTTGGCGAGCAAGTGTGGAACTGGAATGGCACAGCACTGAACACTGTGACCTACATGGAAAAAACCTTGGACCTAGACTTTGTTGCACTGTACACACCCGACACTGATCATGAATGTTTTGCCACCGTCAATCATCCCTTGTACATCAACGGTGAATTGAGCAGTGTTGCGCCCAACACAGTTTACGACTTGCATCCTTGGTTGGGCCGAACCCGACCCTTGACCCCACACCAGATTATGCCAGCATCAGGCCGATCTGTTTATAATCTTTGGACCACTGGTGATGGAACCTACACTGTGAATGGTTATGGTACCACAAGTATCTTGGGCGATGGTGGCCTGTTGCGACTAATGGTGGAGCAGAATTTGATATCCGCCGAAAGAGTGGCACAGCTACTGGTCAACTTCAACAGTCAAGCTAATAGAAATCTCAGCCAAGGTGCTTATTTGTTGAACCATGTCATGGGCAGATTAAATATCAAGTTCATCAACCGCTTGTTTGCCGCAGTGTATGCTGACAACAGTCGAACAAAAACTCAGAAGGTGTTTGAAGCAATCTTCAAAGCAGTTGGACGAATATCATTATTAAAGGACCGCAATGTTTGACATTTTGTCACATCAAATCATGACCAATTTGGATTCGCAAGAAAAAGCAACATTGTTTCTGTTGCTGACTGAGCATGCTGATATAGTTGAAAAACTCATACCTGGTACACCCTTGATCAACTACATCAAGTACAATGATGCATTTGACAATGCCATTGTGTCGGAGTATGAGTCTTGGAAATCTAAACGCTGAAACTGGATCCGCATCCGCAAGTGGACACTGCTTGCGGATTATTGATCACGAAGCTGGCACCCATGGCATCTTCCTTGTAATCAATTGCTGAATCTTGTAGGTACTGCATGCTCATGCTATCCACAACCACCTGCACTGAGTCATAAACAAAATCAAAATCATCTTCGTTCTTGACCTCGTCAAAGGTGAAGCCATAACTGAATCCCGAGCATCCTCCACCTTGTACGAATACACGTAGCATGAGATTGGGGTTGCCTTCTTCGGCCACAAGTTCTTGCAGTTTACTGATAGCGGCTGGTTGTAAGTTCATTATAGTCTTTCGTTGCAAACGTCCCAGTCAATAATTTTCCAAATATTGTCTAGGTACCGTTCTTTATCCCATTGATAGTCAGTGGCCCAAACATGCTCCCACCAATCTACCAATACACAAATATCGGTGCGCACAGCATGGTTGGCAATGGTCTTGATATCGCCACCGGTGCTCAGGTACACCCAGCCTGAGCCCTGTATTTTCATGGCAGTAGCTTTAAACTGCTCTTTGAAATCTTCGTAGGTCTTGAACTTTTCTTCAATCAAGGCCAGCACAGCACCACGGGGTCTGTTGGCACCCTTGACCGGTCTCAGCTGTGGGAAGAATTTGTTGTGTAAAAAACTGCCAGCACGATTGAAATCAGCATTGCCTTCTCCAGCGTTGTAACGTTTGGCATACCCTTTGGCCAGATGCCCATAATGATAGTCAATGGATTCAGCACTCAGCACAGGTGCCAGATCTTTTTCACCGTAGGGCAAGGGAGTTGTTTCCAACTTGGAAGGTCTTGTGCTGGCTTCCACCAGGTCAATGTGTTCACGCATAGGAATATTTATCTAGTTGTATCATGACAGCAATTGATAACCAAAATCTTTTATTGGACTCCAATTCATGCTGTCCTGTTCAAAATCTTCACGAGTTGCTGTTTGCTCGGTCAGCTTGCAAAAACTATAATCGGTAGCGTAAAAATTCAACGGATATTTTTTTGCTATTCTTGACAACACATTAAATCCCAGTGCATGATCATGTGTGCATAGTTGTCAAGTATGGCCAGCAACTAACCAATTTTTTATTTTGTTTGAAAGATACTCAGTACAAAACCAACTGAAATCATATTCAGATC